TAATTAGTGACCTTAACTGAGATTGATGCTATGTATACCTGGCTAACATCGTCATTAGCTATCTGAGACTTGATACTTTGGTAAATGTACTTGGTTTTATTAAGTTCTCCTATAATTCTCGCTTTACCATCAACTATAGTCACTCCAGTTCCTTGCCATTGGTTCAAGTTTTCGTTAAAAGAGCTATTGAGCAGAAGGTTGTCTTCTATCCTCAAACTCTCAAACCGCTCCGTCACCCCATCTATGCCACTCTGCAAGTCAGCAGTCTTGCGATTGATACTCTCAATCTGTCCTGTCTGAGTATTGACAGTCTGCGTCAGAGCCTCATATTGGGTCCTCGTTTGGCTCAGAGTGTCTTCTACGGTCTTGGTTCGACTGTTAACACTAGTGATGTCTCCAGTCGCCTTAGAAACGGTTTTAGAGAGTTCTGCGACTGTTGACCTCGTTCCATCTGCCAGAGTTTCGACTATCGACACACGATTGGTCAAAGCCGTCTGTGCTCGTGCTTGCTCCAAAATCTTGCTCGCTTGCAAGTTGAGGTCGTTTCGCAAAGCTGTAGCACTTGCTTGGCTATCTCTAGCCTTTTGGTCTGCACTAGCGATTGCCGTCTGCAGTTCGGACTTGGCAGTGTTTAGCGCCTGACTAACCGTCGCAACCTGAGCCCTCGCATCTGCGATAGCTTCGGTCTTGACCTGGTTGGCTCTAGCCAATGCACTAGCAGCATCCGACTTGGCTTGGTTGGCAAGCGACTCGACAGACTGAGTTTTGGACAATATATCTGCGACCTGTCTGTCGTGTTCCTGTGATTGTGCTTGCATGGATTGGTTGACTTGAGTGATTTCAGTATCAATAGCTTGCTTAATAGCGTCAGCGTGACGTTCAGCTTCAGCTTGAGCTTGTTCGATGCCGTCGTTGATGGATTCAACACGCTTGTCAAATTCGGCGTCAAAGGCTTGGTTAGCATTTCGGATAGCTCGCTCGATAGCGACATCTTGAGCGTTTCGATTGGCATTCAAGATCACATCGGCAGCATTAGACACGCCACTAGATACACCAGTACCTCCTACCCCAGGCTTATCATCAAACGTGATGGAGATGTATTCTTCCGTTAAAGCGTTGAACTCGTAAGCAATAGCCTTTTTGTAAATATCAACGTTGTGTTTCCTGCTCTTGATGTTAACTGTATCACCTAGATGGATAACTTGCCCGTCAAGCTCATAGGCTTCAATCTCAATAGCATCTGATACCTTGTCGATACCCTCGTGCTTAAACTTAGCTTCTGCCCACTTTCTCAGCTCATCCACTGTCTTAGCGTTATTATTCTCATAATCTTTTTCGTTGATGTATGGATAATTTCCGATAAGTGGACTATCAACTGTTACGTTGATGGTTGTTTCTTCCTCAGCACCTTCAGCCTTAAAAGTTGACTTAGCGTGTATCCTAGTGACCACGCTTTGGGAGTTTTTGGTACGCTGATAGGACTTGAGGTTCTTGTGTGTCGTGATGACAACCCCTCGGTCAGCCCCACGGCTACGCTTGATAGTCAGAGTAAAGTTATCACGGACAAGCTCACCCTCCCACGTTCCAACAATACTGTGTTTACCGTCCAATAGGACTGAGTAAAGAGTCTCTGCATCTGTCGTGTTAAAGGTCCGACTATCCATGATGTCGCTTGTAAACGAAAAAGTCCCAAGGTCCGTCTTAGCATTTTGGACCATTTGAGAGAGAGCCATAGCACAACCTTGACCAACAACACTAACAGGATTGATAGACCGTTGCATGACATCGTCAGTGATATGGTAGGCGGTGATGTCCAGACTATCATCGTTCTCAACAGGTTTCTTGATGCGGAAGAGCTGAGCACCCAGCACAGGTGCAGGTGCCTTTATCAGCATATCCTCTTTGATAAGCTGATAGATACTTGAATCAGTGATAGGATAGCGGACAGTCAATACAAAATCGCCGTTGACTTCTTCTTTGACAATAGCAGAGCTAGCTTCGTGTAGCGGAATGCCATTCCATTTGACTGTCTTGACATCCTTATCAAGTAAATAAAGCAACTATGCCCACCCCCAAACTGTTTCAAATTTCAATGACTGAATCCCTGGTCCCAATACCACACCGACATTCTGCCCTTTAGCAGTATCAACCGTGATAAAATCTCCAGCCCACTTAATGAGCTTGCCGCTAGCTGTCTTAAAGCTAGGATTGTCAGGATCATTGACCATCACAAGCGATTCTGAGAGCTTTTCAAGTTTAATTACTTGGTTACCTATCGTAAACGATGTCTCAGAAGCGCTCTGACCAACTACTGTAATCTTCGGAAAAGCAAGAGCTGACCCTTGTACCTTTAAAACCCCATTCCCAGTCAAGGTCTGGCTGTCTGTGCCTTTGAAAAACTTAGTAGGGTGGCAAGTAAAGGTTACCTTGGTCACATAAAGACCAGGTTTCTCTTGTTCCGCATCTGTAGCGCTTGCCTTGTAGCACCAGAGCCGTGTAGTCTTCACACGCTCATTCTCAAGCCAAAACTTTTCACGGATGAATAAGCTCATGAACTTGTTCAATTGCTCCTCTGTTGGCTTGACAAGATAGATTGTGTAGGATTTTTCAATCAACCCCCGGTGCTTGTTAGTCTGCACAATCGCTCCACTGATGCCGTCATGTTCCAGCAGATTGGTCTTGCTATCTCCCAACGTGACGGAAGGGGACTCATGCACAATCACTTTGAAAGGAAAAGACGATGTCTTTACACCGTCAATCACTAATTCATTATGTCTAATCATGTTTACCCTCCTCTCAATTGTGTTTTACGTTGTAGCTCATCTGCGATACGCTGAGCAACTTGATTAGCAATCTTGGTGATATCAGCTTCCTCACGGACAACATTGCCAGTGATCGTGATATTGATAGTTGGTGTACTACCTCCCATTGTCTGAGCGATACCACGGCCAATGGCTCCGAGCGTCTTATCATTAAGCGGTAAGATAGCTTCATTGCCTGCCTCACCGCCAACCATAAGATTGTTACCGTTCATACCAAATGCTGTCGGCTTGGTCAAGATGCCTCCCTTCGCATACCATTCAACACCAATTTTAGGTAATCCACCTTTTAACCAATCTAGTGGGTTAATGGAGCCTGATATACTAAAATGTGGTAATGGGATATGAGGCCACTTAAACTCAAAGTTAAAGAATCCTTTGATAGCATTGATAGCATTTGAGACCACATCTTTTGCACCGTTGATGGCATTGGAAATACTATTCTTGATACCATTCCAGATGTTTGAAACCGTGTTTGATATCCCGTTGAGGATGTTGCTGACGGTTCCTGAGATCGCATTCCAAATGTTTGAAATCGTACCAGATATACCACTCATCACATTTCCAATATATGATTGAATAGCGGATAGAAGCGTCTGAACAATGCTCTGAATACCATTCCAGACAGTCGAGAATACTCCCTTTATCGTTTCCCAAGCACCAGACCAGTTTCCATTGATGATCTGCATGACTGCTGTGATAATGCCCAGGACAACGTTTATGGCTGTTTCAACAACAGTCTTGATAACTTCCCAAACTGTTGAAATGACCAGCTGAATGTTGTTCCAACTAGCTTCAATAAGCGGACCAAGTATGCTCATGACAGTCTGAATGACGGATTGAATGGCATTCCAATAATTACAACAATATTCTTAATTGTCGGGGATAAATTGGTGAACCAAGTTGCTACATTATTGACAATATCTGCTAATGACTGAAATACTGGAATGAGCATTTCAAGGATTGGCTGACCAATTGCAGCAAGGGCATTCGTCCCTGATTGTTTCAAGTTCCCCAAAACGTTCTCAAGGCCATCTGATTCCCTTGCAGCCTGACCAAGAGCTCCCGAAAGTGCATTCCCGTCTTCCACCATTTGAAGCAAAGTCAACTGTTTCTGGGCTTCACTCAGCTCATTAAATGATTTCCCATAAAGTTTGTTTGCAGCAGCGTTTCGAGTTGTCTCAGTTGCTGATATACCCAAAGCTGCATCATTTTCATAATTCCCTTTCAGGAAGGACTGTAAGTTTTCCGTCACTTCCTCAATGGACTTATCGTAGAAAGCGGCACCGTCAGCAGCTGCTCTTGTTGCTCGAGTAGTCAAATCAAGAGCGTCAGCAGTTTCCATTCCTGATGTCTTAGCAAAGGATGCCATTTGAGTAAATGAGCCTTGCAGTCGTTCAGGAACGATGTCCATCTCATCGCCGATAGCGTTAAGAGACTGTCTTGCCTGACTTTCCATATCGCCAAATACGGTACGAAATTGAGCATTGCTTGCCTGAACCTGTGCAGCTGCCTCCATGGCATCTGTGCCAACTTCAAGCAACTTATCTGAAACAGCGCTTAGTTTTTCGCTGACATTTTGCAAGGCTTCCGCTCTTGCAATTTTTGTCATTCCCTCAAGTCCGTCCTGAGCACCATTTGCAGCCGACTTGGTTTCGTTCATCTCATTATTGAGATTGTTGAGAGCTGTCTTAGCCTGGTTCAACTCAGCTTCCATCTTGTTAGCTTCAGTTGAGTTTTCACCATACTCTTTTTTTGTCAAGGACAGTTGTTTCTCAAGGTTCGAGATTTGTTTTTCGACAATCTCGGATTGAGCAGCAATCTTCTTCTGAGCAAGGGCGACTTTCTCAGACTCTGAAGCGTTCTGACCGAGCTCACTCTCTTGTAGTTTAAAAGCACTGGTCACTTTGTCCATTTCGGATGCTAACTGGCTCTGCTCACTCTGTAGGTTGTTCAGTTGGCTGACATTGGTCTCTACAGCTTGACCATTATTGGCCAGAGCTCTATTGACATTTTCAAGCTTATTCTCATAACCCTTGAGGACATTTTGAGTAGTTTCCAGTTCACGTTGGAAAGCACGGTACTGATCAGCTCCGATGTCTCCATTCTGGAATTGCTTCTCCACCTGTGCTTGGGCTTGTCTCAGAGTTTCAAGTTTCTCCTTGGTATTTGATACCTGCTGTTGTAAGACTTCCTGTTTCTGGGTCAGCAAGGTTACATTGCCTGTATCAAACTTCAAAGCCTTGTCAATCTGTCTCAGCTCCTTAGTAGCTTCAGTGGCGTTCTTGTTGACATCTTTCAGAGCCTTCTGCAAGGGTTGCGTGTCCCCATCAATTTCAATCTTAATTCCTTTGATGTTACTTGCCATTTGTTTCCTCCTTTCCTTTGAAAATTGCCTACCCTCCCACCTCAAACGAAAAATAGCAGAGCTTACAAGCTCATCTATGACCGAAAATCCACTTACTACAAGGAACTTGACCCTAGGATCACTCTCTCAGCACTGCTAATTTCTTAAAAGTTGTCAAAATCTTCTTGAGTAGCTTTTCTTTCGCCACCCTTATCTTTACTGCGTAAATTCACATAATCCGTCTGGTAGTCCAAAGCCATTCCGATTGAAATATGCTTCAGGTCATCAATGGATAAACCAGTCTCCTTGCAACAAGAGAGATAGGATTCTACTGTAAAGATTTCATCGCTTGCAGATTCTGACGAGTCTGTTTCTTTTTTGTCTGCATACTCGCATTCAACATTTCCATCAGGTCTCGACCGATTTCTTGGACAGGGAATTCTTCCATTTCCATGAAGAATTGAGCATAAGGCTTGATACGAGGGTTGGCAGACTTGGCAAAGGTCCAGAAAAGACGATTGAAGAACGTCATATCAAAGTCAGCAAGGACCGACATATCAATATCACTCGCTTGCAATTCCTGACCAGGTTCCAACTTATCAAGCTCAGACAAGAGTGCTTGACTGTTCAACATTGAGAATAGGTCTTGGAAATAGTCCTTACCAAACTCTTCCTTGTAGGCAATCGGAGTATAGCCATTTGTGGCCAATTCATACTCCTGATCACCAATCGGAATGATTTTACGCATGTAGGACCTCCTTATCTGCTAACTGCGACTGGCTCATAGACTTGCTTGAACCAATTATCATAGACTTCTTTCTTGTCTGCTGAAGTGACCGAGCGTTTCACTACAGTATCGAGCGGACGTGGGCTAGCATTGAAAGTTAATTCTCGCTCATTGACACTTGTACCGCTCTTTGTCTTAGAGCCAGTTGCTGGACGACTAGCAGAGCAATAATAGAGCACATGTCGGGTCTTATTCTTATCCCCTGAAAATTCAAACATCAAGGCAAACGGTGTTGGCTCGGCATCGCCTTTTTCAGTCAATACACCAGTTTCAGTGTCTTTGATTTCACCAAGAATTTTGGTAGCAAATTGATCAATGATGTGAGGTACTTTCCATTTACCCTCATAACCTTCGTTGGCATTCATGAAGTGATAATCAATATCATCTGCTTGAATAGCACCTGATTCCCCTTTTGGTTCAAGAGTAATTTCCATTGCACCAGGGAAACGGAAAATCTCTCCGTATGTCAGCACCCCTGTCTCAGCACTAATATTAGTAATTGGTGCAACGTGTACATTTTTCAGACCATAGGTCACTTTATTTTCCATGTCATTCCTCCTCTAGTAGAGATAGACTGTGTAAGGCTTGACATAGAGCCTTTCAGTCTCAATAAAAGTTTCTTCTTGAGCTTCAAAAAAGAGCTCATGGTTAGACCATAGCTCTTCCAAACGCTCCTCCAAATCCTCATCCTTTCTCTCAAATGCCAACTCAACAACCACTGACTTAATTTCGTGGTTTCTTTTATTGTCGGCAGAATTGACAATAGGATTAGATTCAAAATACACAAGGTAAGGCATATCAGGGACATTTCCCTCTTGATATGCTCGATAGGTTACAGGCAAACCAGCCTGTTCCAAGATATCTGCAAATTCTGATAGCTTCATCGACCAAGCTCCTTAATCCGTTTTTCAAAGTTTTCTTTGACCTTCTCCTCGACAGGTTTGATATGAGGTTGTGCTTTACTACGGCCACCATTTCGTAACAAGTGACTGTTTTCCAGTAAGTGAGTAAGTCGGTAAGTTGGTGCAGCATTGTAAATCACATAAGACCCTTTTGCGTTCTTCTTGAATCGCCAGTTTCTAGCATATTTACCATGCCTCTTTGGACTGGTGGCCTTTAGTTCATTTACAGCTTCATTCACAACATCTTCTGCAATTAGGTCAATCTTATCCTCGATTTCTTCGGAATATTCTGCCATTGCCTTAGCAATCTCGTTGGCTAAATCACCAGTTAGGCTCATGATAATTTCTCCGTCAAGGTCAATTCAATAGTTTCAATATCAACTGGATAAGTCTTGATGATGCGGTATCTTTTACCTCCGAATTCAGCCAACTCTTGATTGTCGTACTCAAAACTGTGAATATCGACAACTAGGCTTGGACGAATGCCTGCCTGATTGGCTTGGTAAAACTCTGACCTGGTAATTGACTTCTTGCGACACAACAGAACAGTCTTGACTTCCTCAATGATGTTCTGTTTCAATTTGTCTTTCCCAGTGATTTTATTTGCTATCAGAGTGATTTCATGATTCCACATCGCTAGTCTCTCCTTTTGATGAAACTTGCAGATTGTGTAATCGCCATTGAAGATGACGCGGCATGTCCACACCACCTTCATAGCGATAAGCAGCGAAATCAACCACAAACATCTCATGATCAGCTCTTTTAGAATCCAATTCAACACCGAAAGTCTGTGATAATTCAGAAATGACGGCATCAAGAATTTTCTCCAACGGCTTATCCCTGAGAGTGGTTGAAATGCCTAGCTTCAGTTTAAGCAGTTCTAATAGCTGATCAATGTCCATGACTATTCCTCTGCTTTCTTAGTGGTACGCTTCCGCTTTGGTTTCTCTACTGATTCATCAGCAGGCTTGTCGCCCTCTGGAAGTTCAGGTTCTTCTTCAGTAGACTTATCGCCTTCTTGAAGCTCTGGCTCCTCTTCAGTAGACTTATCGCCTTCTTGAAGCTCTGG